ATGACCGATAAAAAAACAGTACCAGTAATGGTAAGGCTCACTCCTGCACAAATTGCAGAATTAGAACGCATTAGTAGTAGTAAAAAATTAAAACCGGGTAATGCAGCGGCAATACAGTACTTAATAAATCAGAGCACAGTTCTGAATTCGTAGTACTGAAAATAAAAAGCCTGAACTACATGAAGTAATTCAGGCTCTGCATATAACTGTACTGACATAGGACGTGTCAGTGCTTCACAACTACCGGACATGATGTCTGGTAGAAACTACAAGGATGTAATAAATGAACGGAAAACATGTATGTGGTGTCGGCATCAATGACATCAAGAAAGCGGCAGTAATTGAGTATTTGGTACAGGTCGAAGGCTATATAATTGAGGTTGCAATGAAGCTATACGCTATCATGTATAACGCATGGGTGAACTTGCTAAGCCGATCCAATTCTGAAAAATATCATCAATCACATCCAACATATATAGGCGTGACGGTTTGTGATGAATGGTTGTTGTTTTCGAATTTCGTAAAATGGTTTGCTAAAAACTATATAGGTAATTACCAACTTGATAAAGATCTTCTGAAACAGAACAACCAACAGTATAGTCCAGATGCTTGCAGATATGTCCCGACCTATGTGAATTCAGTATTGTTAGACTGCGGGGCATCACGTGGGGTACTACCGATTGGTGTGACCATAAGAGGTAAGTATTTCAAAGCTCAATGCAGTCAACTTCAAAATGATGGGAGTTCAAAAAATGTATACCTCGGCTATTTCGGAACATCAGAAAAAGCACATGCTGCATGGCAGCGGGGGAAGATAAAAGCGATAGAAATTGTAATTGAGAAATACAAAACCGAACAAATGCCATTGCCTGAAATCATCGCAGCACTTGAGCTAAGAATTCAGGTGCTGAGGAATGACATACAGAACGGCTGTGAAACCAAAAAGCTGTAAACCCAAGTACTGACATCATTTTCAAGTACTTCCAATAAGGGCATACATTGGAGTGTATGCTCTTAATATTAAGTTAATTTCATAAGGATATTTATCATGGCAAGACCAGAAACAATTTACGATAACGCACGTCTGCATAAAGAATTGAATAATAGATCATATACATCATTATCAACTGAAGCCCGTAAAGCACTAACCAATACTATTCAAGGTTGTGAATTCCTAGGCAAGTACAAAGTGTCTGAGCAAGATGTATTCTACCTTGTCCGTGAATGCTTCGAAATTAGTAAAACACTCACAGAACATCATTTGAATATGAATCGTACAAAAAATAAAGAAAAGTCGATTCATGGCGAATCGTCAATTGAAAAGTACAAAAGAGTGGCAACACTCGTTGCTATAGAACTTGAGAAGTTATTAGATAATGGTGACTCGTTGTGTTTCTTTGCCAAGCACAGGGTGAGTAAAGGGATGAATGAGGAACAGGAACAACACTATCTACAGATGTCAGTGGACAAGCTCTCGATAAAAGAGCGTATTGCATACCTTCAATCATTGCTCAAATAACCGTAACTATAACCGTATTGTAAAATGGGAAAATACGGTTATTATGGCAAGTTAATCACTTTATAATATTTTAAGTGCATGAAAATTAAGTGTTTTTAATGGAGTGTATGAATAACCGTAACTTATATAATATTACCATCACTGTACTCGCTACGCTCAGACAGATAACAGTACTGACAATGCGAGTTTAATACGAGCGGGGGCAACCGAACGACGCAAAGCGAGTTGAGGGCGTCAGTACTCAAGAGACGCAGCGAAGCGAAAGTTGTATCATTAATAACTACTAAACCAATTCATAAAAAAGACCAGTTCACAGGAAACGGAGCGAAGCGAGTTTTCGAAGAACAGGCCGAGCGACGCAATGCGAGCTTGTGCCTCTAACTCATTATGGATTCATGATGAAACAAACCAATCACTCGCAGGCTCGTAATTGGTTTACTCATTGATAGGCGGGTTAATCGCCGCTACGCAGCTCTAAACCAGCCAATCAATGATTTTATTCATGAGTTGAGAAATGAATAATAAAGAACAGGGAAGACGAATGCGGAGCGTAGCGAAGTATGAGTATTCACAGGCCGAGCGACGCAACGCGAGCTTGTGCCTCATTTAATAGTGACGAACTTAAGTTTCTATCCCTTCTGACAACTCGCCGGGCACTTATGGCTGCTATTATAGAGGAGCGTGCAACAGTACATTGCAGTACTGAACTCGAATTACTCAGTACTGGTCAACGGCAGATTCTTAATATCAGAGAGAGTAAACGGTTTTGGTTCTAGGCTAAAACCATCATCAACCTCAACCATCTGGAAAAACTTAACTGGGCTTGTCCGTTTTGCTAAGGCCGTCATAATACTAAGTTTTACAGCGTCCTTACAACGCAGACCAAAATAGATACTATCTAGAATGAAGGGTGAATGTTGTAATCCTATTTTGCCTACCATCCTGTATTCTTGTTCATACTTCCACTTGTTGACTTTTGCGTAATATAAATTGGTGTGTACAGCATTCCTGACATTTACTGTAGTTGTTGCATATGTGTAGAGTTGGCTTGTAAGTACTTTACGCGTACCCTCATAGTCAACAGCTTTGATTTTCTTTTCAAGAGCGAACTCTTTAGGTATGCCCGGTAAGCGAAGTCCACAACAAAACCCTTTGTGCTGGTCGCCGTAGTGGGACCACATTAAAGGACAATCATTTTCTTTAGCTAAGGATAGCACACCCAAATTCGGACTAGTTTTAAGCTCACTCTTGATTAAATCTTCATAAACTTCAATAATAATATGCTCACTTTCCGGAGCATATACTTGTTCTAGATGATCCAAATAGTCGTAAATTTCCTTTCTTAGTTGTTCAATTTGAAGGTCACGGAAGTTGATGTAATCTCTCCGACTCTCCTTTTTGAAATTGTTATATTTTTGCTGAGGTGTTTCATTATAAAGGCCTAAAGTAGATGGTTCGGACTCAATTTTTTTACGATATTGATGCTCTGAAAACTCCTGAATAAAGTCTTTACGCATGATTATTTCACGTGCTTGAGTTTCGAACATCAACGAAGCAGTGATCTCACGAAGTTTAGATATTTCTTTAGTATCACTAACTAAATAGGGTTGACAATCGAAAGGATCATTGAAAGTTATAGGATCAGCTAAGTACACAGTATCGTTGATCAGTGAGTCCAGACTATTAATACTGAACGCTCTATACTTGTACAGGACGGAAGGTATGGCTTTGTTCATACGTTAAACCGCTAGTTATTGTTTGTTGGTAGATTCTATACTACTGCACAGTACTGGTACATGATTTGACATAAGTTCAGACGTTGCGATGCTGGTACGTCATGGTAAGCTGTGACCCCTTGCCAGTACTGAACCGTTTTGGGGTTTGTTAATTATGGTTCAGTACTGGTAGGGGATGTGGCAGTACAGTTAAGTACTATCATTTTTTATATAATGATCCACAAACTCTACAAACCATCAATACTAAAATTACTACTAAAATCATCCCAATCTCTAGATAATTTATCTTTATGCTCCCTATAAGTATTTTCAAAATCATCGTGTGAATAATACCCTAATTTGGTAGATGCAGATAAAGTAATGAATGGTGCAGGATCATTGGGCATACCTGATTTACTTAGCCAAAAAATATTATCACCATTTCTATAGTAAAGTTTAGTTATGTGATAGGCAGTTGAAACATAATCAATAGGCATACCTGGTTCATCGAATAAATCTCCAGTCGAATCTGATACTTCACGGCGAACAAAATGTCCTAGACTATTGATTAAATGTGCATTAAGCATATCAAACGTATCTATGTCTGTGTTTTTTATAATAAGTTCTACATAATGAATTACACCGTTAAGTACATTCATTTTCAATCTGGCAGGATGCCCCATATAATCGAATTGATAGCATGTATGACGTATGCTAGTAAATTTAAGCTTCCTGAACTCCAACCCGCTTTCATCAGGTTTACAGTCAATCCAGTCATCAGTAATTATATCGAAGTTTCTAGAATGCTGGTGAGGATGGTAATTGTGTTCATCTGTAGAAAGATATTCTGAATAATTTTTACCAATCGGAATTGTTAAAATCATCGCTATGCCTTTAGAACTGAGTGCTGTTTTTGATGTGATACGTAGTAATGTACTTCCATCTTCATCTACTTACTATCCCCAACTATGCCAGTACCGGCAGCATATGAACCGTTTCATCACAATGGGTAAATCACAAACCCCACGAATCAACGGCACTAAGGCACGAGTAACACCAGTATTGTATACCTCGCTAACAGGGTTCGACCTGCTTTCAGGTCAGCCAGCTACAACGAGTATTCAGTCGCAGGCAGTGCAACAATTCAAGGTTGAACTGGTGAAGCCCGTAGCCGTTCCTGTCATGCCTGATGTTGTTCACGTGCCTGTAGCAGTGCCTGATATTGTGACACAGCAGCCAGCTAACGAAGCAGCTAAATCAAAAGCACGTTCTTCCCTGAGTAAGGCGAGAAAACGTTAATAGATATTGATACAATGTAATTCACCTGCCAGTACTGAACCGTTTTGGGGTTTGTTAATCAAGGTTCGGTACTGGCAGGGCTTTCACAGTACTACCAAAATAAGTTGGGATATTAGCTGAGTTTCCAGTATTCAATAAGATGCTCAGCGGTTAAAAGTTTCAGTGTTAATTCGTCTGTAGGTTTGTTGTTACTGAACAAGGAAATATATCTACTGATTTCGGTTACGTTAACGCTGTGAGTTTGGTAATTCAATTCCATATATTGAGCACCATTCGTCACGTCTATTTGGTCAAAGAACGCTTTAGCTTCATTTGAAATGGTATGACCATATTTCTTTTCGAACGATACCGCATTAGGATTATTGAACATGTTTACAGCATGTATGAAATTCGCATCAAGGTACAAGCGAGATGCAACAACAGCAGCATCAAAACTGTTAAAAATTTTGGTATCAAGAAAGCTGATAATCTGTTGCAGGTTAGAATTTGATGGGGGCATTTCAACGCCATCATTCCACATATCCCTGATCAGTTCACTCGTCGCAGTCGCTTGAGAGGTGAAACTCAATTTATTTTGTTCTAGGAGGGCGGTAAACTTCAGAACTACAACACGTAAGAATTCCTCGCTTGAGAATAGTTGTTCTAGGTAATTATGAGGAACGCCGTGTTTTGAGCTAAGACTTCTCACAACTGCAATAAACTCATTCCGTTTATCATCATTGCTAATCCACGTTGGTCGATAGAGATCCTTGTTTTCGCTTAACTCTCTTTTTGCCCGAGAAATAACAGCATGATACCTGCGTGTTTTTGCCTTGTTGTACCCGCCAAAAATTACATAACCTAACCATGCTAAAAATAATACGCCGATGATTTCCATATTTTACCCGCTATATAATATATGATTCTTGATTTGAATTTGAATAATTAGAATTGAAAGTACTGCACCCTGTCAGCCTTAACATCATGTCATTTTGATTTAAGCTCTCGTAATAGATCGTTAAGCCCTACTAAAGATAGTGGGATAGGACAGTTATAACGAATTATGTACGTGTTGTATACGCCGCCCTCCACTAGGTCATTTCTCAAGCAAAAAACGCCCCGGTCGAAGCCAAAGCCGTAACCATGCCAGCACTATCACTAACTTCTTACCTACCGTTTTTGGTAGCAGAATCATCCGATTATTGATCTCTTTTATAGATCGATTATAAATTAATTATCGTTATTTATGGTAAGTGAGTAAGCAAACGATTTTGCAACGGATAGCCCCCCCTCTGGATGCTGGAGTATTTTAATGATTAGAATCATGTCGTTATGTTTAGTATTGGCCTCATCTGCTGTGTTTGCCGCTGATGACAAAAACCTTACAGAAGAAGCAGAGAATGCACAGCGAGAAATCACACTATCTGGCTATCAATGCGACCAGGTGAACAGTATCAAGACCGAAACGAGCTGGTTCTCGACCGAGACAACTTCAAACGTCACATGCGACAAGGCGTACCATTTCAAAATTCGATATAAAGGCAATGTGCGGGTTAGCGTAGACGTGGACTCGATGTAACAGTACTGCCGCCTTTGAACGCATTCATGCCAGGACTAAATCGTAACGGTGATTTAGTGGCATCGAATCGCGTATTGCATATCAATGAGATAATTCTTAAAATATCAGCGACTTATTTTATGTACCAAACCAATTAAGGAAAAATAAATGAAGCTGGTAAAAGCGTTGGCGGTTCTTGCAGTAACGGTAGGGCTAACAGGATGTGCAGTGAGCTTACCTTTCAATAATCGCCTTTCGTACCCGTCAGTCTCAGAAATGAAATCAGTTCATATCCAGGGTGAAAAACCAACAATTTCTATCGTATGGAATCCTGCTGATTTCCCACAACGTATTGATATACAAGGTGCAGATGGTTTTGTCGGTGGTGGTTCTCGTACACGCGTACCAACTGGGGTAGCATTGTCTTCACGTATTGAAGAAGCCGTGTCCACATTTGCTGATGTTAATTCTACTGGGCAGAAATTAACCATTACAGTAATCGAAGCTCGTTCCGGTTTTGAATATTCAGCGGGTATGTTTAACATCACCCCGGCAATAGACGTTGGGTCGGTCACATTTAATGCAACGTTCAACCTGAACGGTCAAACCTGGTCTCAACAGTTCACGTCACATAAAAACGATCCTGTCATCGGCGGTACTAGCCAGACAGGTACACTCGAAAGTGCGTGGGATGACATAGCAGTACAGGTTGCAAAAAATATTGCTCAACACATTAACAAATGAAGCAATTTTCTTAATATGATGTAATTCCTGCCAGCATCAGTACTTATTTTGGTTTTGTTACGGGTACTGATGCTGGTTAGGGAATATTTAAAGTACTTCATAATATACGACATCAATATTCCAGTACTTAGAACTTAATATTGAGACTCATATTTCAGTACTGCGATTTTTATAATAAAAATAATTTGACAATGACATTCCCAATCCATATTATCCATCTCGCACAATGAGTGGATTACCCTCATACATATAAATCCTATGAGGAAGAAATAAATGAAAGCTCTGAAAAAAACATACTCAGTAAAAATCGGTGAAGAAAACATTCTGGAAAACTGCCATAAACTGGTAATCGATTTAGAAACAAATAACAGAACATATTTTACTGAGGGGTGGGCAGACGTTGATGGTATCAGTTCTCAGACTGATTTCCCTCAGACTGATTCAGATGTCATCGATAATATTGAACGGTTAGTGAACAATGATTTTCGTGTACACTTCATTTGCATTGAATTTGATGATGGTTCACTTGTAACACATTTCCGCAGTCATGTCTGGGGGATTGATCGTGTACTAGTGTATACCGAAAAACACGGTGAATATTCTTGGTACTTCCACAACAGGGAAACACCAAACCCAGACAGTGAAATCTATGAGAATGAATTAGTCTGGTCATTGTGCTGGGATCACTTCCCGTCAAATTGGATCAATGAGCATGGTGAATTAGAGCAAATCTAAATCATCCAGTGGTTCAGGAATACCGAACCGCTTAACCTTTAAATATTCAGAGTAAATACTCAAACACATATGAGTAATTACAATGAGAACCTCAATACACCTACCAGCAGTTGGCAGTACTGAACTCTATTTCGAGATGGTTCAGGAACTACTAGCAGTCATCGATACAGAACCACTAATCAAATTAGATATGCACTACGATGAACACAGTGAAGTACTGCATATCTTTTTCAGCCATCCAGAACCCGATCAACAGAACTTCATGCAGGGCCTGGTATTACTCTATTGCCCTGATTACCATTGGCACTGTTAGAACGGCAGTTCGCCCTGGTCACAGAACCAATCATCATCGTCATGCATCTGATACATATGGTGTACTGAGTCCAGATAGGTAAGGCCGTCTAGCACTCGTGGTAGAGGTTCTGGATAGAGCAGTACAAAGCAATCAGGTTGAATCTGACCTAACCAGTACTGCCTATGTTCATTTTGAAAAAAGACCTTATCCCCCATCCTGAACTCTTCTAACGCTGACCCCCAGTAACATACTGTTGCCCATTTACCTAGATGAACGAACCGCTGTATGCCTGTAGTAATCGACGGATCAAAACCATCTTTGCTCATAATTTAGCCCTCCACTTTACTGTATATGCATACACTATTGCAGGTGTTTGAAACTTTAGTAAAGTCATTGATGGAAGTTTTGTTGAGGTCTGATCAGATGAAAAGCATTAACTATGTAATCAAGTCAATTGCGGATGAAACCAGAGTGTTTGAGTCATGGAGTTCTGAAGAATCTAACAAACGGACTAATGCCGCATTAACATTAATTTCTGAATTCGAAAGGGGAACATCAAACCCGACTTCATTAGAGTTAGGTTGTGCATGTTGTTTGCTAGTATCCACCTCATCTGAGTTCGCCAATCATCAGCACTGGAAAACGATTGAGGATCTGTATTCTGGTGTTAAGCCTGAATCTGTCAAAGTGGCAGTACTGTCATTGCGTGATGACTATTTTAAATAGCCTCGTATGATCTCTGTATAGCTCCAAGAACAACGCTAGTATTATTAACGCAAGGACGCGTTTAATTCAGTACAGACGCATACAGAGCGATACAGATGCATTAAAAGGTACTCCCAGACAGGACAAGACTCGCGTAGTTTCGGCAGCGGGTTCTTTTAAATGTATGTGCAATTTTTGATGACTCGCGTACCGCACAATAACAGTACTACCATCCTTTCTAAATTCTCTCGAATATTCCCGCCAATAAATACCAGTACAGAATAACAGTACTGGAAAACTCAATGAGCATTAACAAATACGAATACGGCAGAAGATACGGCGTGAACGAATCCACTATCAGGGGATGGATTGATCGCGGTATGCCACAAGAAACCGAAGAAGCAGCCAACGCCTGGATTGTAGATAACATCCTGAAACCCTTACGTGAAACCGATACGAAAGAGCAGATAGAAAAAGCTCGTTTACGTAAGTTGATTGCAGAAGCAGAACAGGCTGAAACAGAACTAGAACGCCAACGCGAACAACTTATACCAGCCGACGAAGTTCACAGAGAACTTACCCAGTACTTTAAAACCTTCCGTGATTATATCCGCACACTACCGAACAAAATTCAACACGAAGTATTTGAACAAGATTCAGTACTGAAAGTTAAGCGAGTACTTCAAAACCGTATTGATGAAATGTTGAATGAAATTGGCGATATGAAATTCGAAGTTCCAGAAGAGGACGAACAAGGCAAGGATGCCGAAAATGAACAAGACAATAACAGTACTGAAAAATGCAGTACCAATAATCAAACCACCACAGAAGTTAAAGCCCAGTGAATGGGCTGAGACTCATTTAGTTCTACCTGATGGTTTAGCAGTCGGACAAAAAATAAAATTATATTCCTTTCAGAAAGAGATGTTAGATATTATTGAGTCTGATCAGTACCGCAAAGTAGTATTCAAAACAAGCAGTCAGATTGCTAAAACTACACTACTCAATTCAGCACTGTTTTACTGGATGGCTACTGATTCGAGCAACATCGGTATTGCACAAAGTTCATTATCAGAACTTAAGCAATGGAAGTCAGCGAAGATTGATAAAACGATTGAGGCTGTACCAGTACTATCAGAATTAGTCACTGACCGTAATGATAAAACCCGTAGCAATAACCAACAGCAGACCGAATTAAAAGACGGTAGTTTCTTGTATTTCATGACTCTCGGATCGGCTAAAGCCCTCAGAGGAAAAACGCTCAAGCGAATCATACTTGATGAAGTCTCGGCAATAGACCAGAACTCACCAGAAGGAAACCCGATACGTCTTGCTGAACAACGTGCTACTGATTTCGGACAAGAAGCCAAAATCCTTATTTCAAGTACTCCTACTTTTTCAGGTGATGCAATCGATGTTGAGTATCAGAACTCAGACCAACGAGAGTACTTTGTTAAGTGCATACACTGCCAGCATGAACATACATTGAAGTGGGAGAACATAAAGTTCGAATGGAAGAAAGCAGGCAAGCGTGATATTCCAGATTCCAGTACTGCGAAGTTATATTGTCCAGAATGCAATAGTGAAATAACTGAATCACAGCGTATTAAGATGGTTGCTGGTGGACGTTGGATAGCACAGAACCCATCTGTAACTGATACAGCAGGTTTCTATATTAACCGCCTATATAGTCCTAACAGTACTATTCAGTCTATTGCTAAAGAGTTTGAACTTTGTTGGTACGAGTGGTCTCTGCAATCCTTCTACAACACCGTTTTAGGTCTCCACTATTCAGACCTTCAAGAAGAAATTGACGATCTAGCATTAGAGAACTTACGTGATGACTCATTCGATTTAAAGAATATACCAGATTCAGTACTGGGAATTGTCGTAGGTTGTGACCAGCAATTAGACCGACTTGAAGCAACTGTATTAGGTTTTAACGAAACAGAACTATTCGTTTTAGGCCATCGAATTTTCTACAGTCCTAACTGTGAAATCAAAGGTGCTAAAGCATATTCAGACCTAGCGACATTCTGTAATCAGAAGTTCAAGACAGTAGCCGGGCGTGAAGTACCAGTGCTTAAGGTATGTATCGACTCCGGCAACGGTAGAGCCATGCAAACGGTACACAGTTTCTGTCAGCAGTATAAGAAGTTCGAAATGATCAAAGGTTCATCCAGTACTAAAGGTGACTTGTTCAAGCGTAGTACTACCGATGGTCGTCAGTTCTACATGCTGAACGTACACGAGGGTAAGAACTGGGTACGTAGCCTACTTAATAACGCAGTAGCAGGTAAAACAGATGCACCACTTACGCTACGGTTTTCACACGATTTGCCTGATGACTATTTCGAACAGGTCACAGCAGAAAACTTAGAACGTTCGGGTAGTGGTGTTCGATGGAAGCAGATCACAGGCCGTCGTAATGAGGCTCTAGATACGCTGGTCTACAGCCTCTGCATGATGAAACTGGCACTAAGCAAACTAGGCGGTCAACCGTTCAAAAAGTTGCGGGAGTATCGCAGCAGCAAACGTACCGAAACTATTAGTACTGAACAATCGCCACCCGTAAAACAACCTTCCGAACCAAACAATAAATACTCTAAACCAACCACTAAAAAACCTAGCATTGGTAAATCATGGTTCGGCTAAGGATAAATAAACATGAAAGAAACAATTTATATTGGTGAAGTACTTCACGAAGTACTGCCACCTAATAGCACGATTAAAATCGGAAATAGTACTGATACGTTATTCACACACCACACACAGAACGATACTGAAACGGTAACTATCGACTCCACAGATTGGAAGCCGGGTTATTACACCTCAGTCGTATATAACAATAATGGTGAATTAACTATCAGTACTGTAACCGTCATTGATCCAATTGCTCAGACAGACCGATTAACAGAACTGCAATCACAACTTGATGACATTAACAAAATCATCGCAGCTAGAATTAACGGTGATACACATACACTGACCATTAATAATAAGACACTTGTTAAAGAAGATCTTAATACATTGCTTAGTCTGAAAAACAGTATCACTAAACAGGTCAACGATCTGAAACGCAAACTAACTACAGGCAATAAAGGCTTTTTCAAAAGCACGATTCATTGCCGCTAATAATGGAGATCACAAGGAATGTGGCCTTTTAACAAACGGCAAATTGAACAACTCGCAGTACCAGCCCCGAAACCAGCCAAACAAACCCGTAAATATCAACCTACCAGTACTGAATTCAAATCCCAAACCCGTTCATTAACTGGACTACCAACAAAGATTATTGGCTCTTATGGTACTGGTGTTCAGAATGTCAACATCAATGCAGTACTGAGACAGTCTCTAACATCGCTACGTGATGCAAGCCGTTCATTGGTACTACAGAACCCGTATGCACGGCGTTACGTATCACTGAGTTCTGGCACTGTTGCAGGGGCAGACGGTATCACCGTTCGACCTTCACCAATTGGCCTCGATGGTCAAACCGATCCAGTACTGGCAGACCGCTTAGACAAGCTGTTTTACGAGTGGGCATCAGATGCAAACCGCTTTAGTACTGATGGTTCTCTGTCATTCGACATCTTTCAACAACTGGTAGAGCGTGCAAGAGCTACCGATGGTGAATGTTTTGTTCGACTGCATACAGACGGTGACGAACTACAGGTATCGATCATCGATGCCGCACGTATCCCCAGTACTAAAAACGAGCTACTGAAAAATGGTTCGTACATCAGTAATGGGATAGAGCGTGATCAATACGGTCGAGTACTGGCCTATTACGTAGCCGATATTAACCCATTGAATTACACGATTCAGACCAACAGTACTCAACGTGTACCATCCAGTGAAGTACTGCATTATTTCATTCCAGAATTCCCAGGACAGGAACGAGGTTTCCCGGACTGTATTGCAGTCATGAAAACCCTAGAGGACTTTAATAGCTATAACGAAGCGGCAGTACTACAGAAAAAGATCGCAAGTTCGGCTATGGGGTTCATTACCAATAGCGATAACACACAGGACGAACTATTAGACGGTGAATCAGAACAGCGTGAATACGTCGAACACTTTGAACCGGGCAGTATTAAAGAACTTGCACCAGGCCAACAGATTCAGACACTGAACCCGCAGGCAGGTACTGACAAAATCACAGAGTTTTCAGACGCTGTTCTAACAACTATCAGTACTGGATTATCCGTACCAAAGTCTATGTTAACTGGCGACACACAAAACGCTAGTTTCAGTGCTGCGAAGATGGCAGACAGAATTAGCCGTGAAGGGTTCAAGACTCGTTCAAATCTTCTTATTTCTAAAGTACTCAAGCCTATCTACCGTGAGTTTATTAAAAGAATCATGGTTACTGAACTTAAAGAACTGAGTTTCACCAACTTTGAGAACATCGCTAACAGTACATTCATCACTGTCAAACAGGTAAGTCTCGATCCAAATAAAGACGCTCAGTACGAACAAATTCTATTACAGATGGGTGTTAAATCTAAGTCTCAAATTATCCGTGATTTAGGCATGGAGCCACAGCACGTATTTGAAGAACTCAAAAGAGAAGCGGAGATAAATAAAACAGAAACAATGAACAAGGATAGTTCAAATGAAATTCAAGAACCAAAAACGGGAGATGACGTTAACGAGTGACGTACTCTCTGATAATAACGACCGTACAGTACTGTTAGCTTTTAGCTCTGAAAATCCAGTAGTACGTACTATTGGCGGTCAGGAATATAACGAAATTCTTCTGCATAACCCTGAGAACGTCAATCTAGAACGACTACAGAATAAGGCCGCTCTGCTTTATAACCACAACTTTGATAATCATATCGGCGTTATTGAGTCAGCCAGTATTGATGCTGACCATGTAGGCCGTGCATTAGTGCGTTTCAGTTCAGTTGGTATGGGTGCTGAAAAGTTCGAAATGGTACGTGAAAGTACTTTGTCAAAGGTCAGTGTTGGTTATTCCATTCTCGATTATCGAATTGAAGGTGACAACCTATTAGTTACTCAATGGGAACCATACGAAATTAGCATGGTTTCAGTACCCGCTGATGACCTTGTAGGTGTAGGCCGTTCACTAGAAGAAGAACAGGAACCGGAACAAACCGAAACTGGAAATAACGACGAGCAGCCAACCGAACAAGAGGAACAGCGACAAGAGGAAACGGAAAATGAACCCGATGAAAATACTGAAAGTACTACTACTGCTACTGAGTATGATCCCGAAATCGATACCGAAGCGGAAACGATAAATAACAGTGAAAGTAATGGTGATGGCGAACAGCCGGAACCAGAAGAACAAAATGATGATTCAGCCGTTCAGGAAGAACAGGCCGAAGAAGATCAAAAACGCATTGCCGAAATTAACGCGATCTCACGTGCATTCAATATTCACTCTGAAATTACAAATCAGGCAATCGAAACTGGCTTAAGCATTGATGCGTTTCGCCAGCAAATTAAAAATAAACCAATTATCAAGGATGATAAAAATATTATGGAATTCAATCTAAATTCTCTCATGCGTTCAATGCTGGATGGTGGCGTAGTTACTGATGGTAAACGCGGCGTTATTATTCGTGAAAACGATCTGGTCAATGCAATTCGTGCAGGCGGTGTGACTACTGTAAGTGCGAAAGACGTTATTCATACTGATGTACTGTACGGTGCATTTATTGATGTACTGCGTGATCAAGGTGTTCTGAAAAATCTGCCAGTACAGACGTATTCCGGTCTGACTTCTGAAATTGCACTTCCAAAACTCTCCGCAGATTTTGCGGCAGGCTTTGATGAAGTACCAGAAAATGGTGAAGGAAAAGAAGTTGATCCACAGTTCGAAACTGTGTTGATGAAACCTTCTACTTATTCTGGTTATGTTCCTCTGTCACGTTCAGTACTAAAAACTTGCCCACAGATTGAACAGATCGTTACTCAGGCAATCGTTGCTGGTTTCTCTCAGCGTCTTGAAACTATCGTAATGCAAAAAATTGTTGCGGCAGTACAGGCCGCTGGTAAGGTTGAAACAGTAGACGCATATACCTATGCAGACATCGTAGCAGCACAGGGTGCACTGGGTGACGAAGGTGTAGCGTTTGGATCTCTTGCTGCTGTAATGTCTCCACAGACCAAAGCTACTCTGCGTAGTACTCTGCGTGGTGCAAATACCGCCGCTGTGTACCTGTTCGACGATGGCGATCTGTGTGGTGTACCTGCCTATGACTCTAAAGTACTGGCTGGTCAGAACTTCATTATTCTGGGTGACTTTAGCAAAGTAGCTATTGGTTCCTGGGGTGATATGGAGCTGGACATGGATCAGACCAGCAAAAGGGCACAGGGTGCAATTGTTGCCCGCGTATGGTCTGATTTCGCAGTAGTACTGACCAACCCGGAAGCATTCCGCGTAATCAAACTGGCCTAATCTGATGAGAGCATTTAATACGCAATGTATGGATGCTCTGATTAACAGTTTTGGCGAACCTTTAGTACTAGATAATGGCAGTACTATTACTGCCATTTTCGAACAGTCCGAAATAGCTATTCAAACTACCGAAGGACTGATACAAACAACAGAAAACTACTTTACATGCCGCCGTGATCAAATCACCTATGATGATAGTTTCGTACTGAAAAATGTTCAGTATGAGGTTTATAACATTATTGATGATCTGTCAGGTCTATGTAACGTCTATTACAGAGAGGCTTGATCACATGAATATTAGTACTATTAAAAATCATGTATCAAGCCTTTTTGTATCTAATGGTTTGAAAGTACGAAAGGCCGTTAAAACTAACACTCAGACATCCAGTGATTACATTCTGATGATCACTAATCTAACCGAACAATACGAACAACTTGAATACAGCAATCGTCATTCTGTAATGCTGACAATGGATGTATTAGTTACATCGCAGAATGAATCAACAGCACAGCAAACAATGACGAAAGTACATGAAGTACTTTTCAGTACTGAATTAATTACTGGTCTTTTGGAGAAGGGCATTAATGTTAGTTCACTAAAACTGATTTCAGTAGTCGATGATAACGATCCAGATACAGCCATAAATACCATTATGACAACGTGCCAGATTAATTACATCGCACGTCCTACAAATAATGGAGAATAACAATAATGGCAGGGATCATGCTCGGCAACCGCACGTTGCTATCTTACAGTACTGACATCAATAACTACTACCCAACAGCAGTATATACAAAC